CCCGTAGGCAGAACGGGCATAGATGAAATGCTGACAAAATTATCAGGTGCCTATGATGAACTTCTGCCAAACGTAAGATTTCAGGCAGACCTTAGATTCAGAAGTGAAATATCTGAATTGGCAGATATGGCAAAATCAATGGAAAAAGGAAAGTTTTTCAAGAAATATCTTGATGATAAAGTAATAAAGAAACTGGGTGCCAACGGTGAAATGAGGGGAGAATCATTCAAAAAAGTAGAGTCCGAGCTTACCAAAAAGATCAGAAGTTATAATAAGCCACAGGCAAGCGGGGCCGATACCGAACTTAGAGATGCCTTAATTCAGACAAGGCGTTTATTAAGAGAGGGGCTGGAAAGATCCCCTCATAACACTCCTGAACAGGGGCAGTTTTTACAGAAGATAAACAAGGCATGGGCAAGAAGCCAGATAGTGGAGGACGCTGCTGGAAGCCCTTCTGCGACTGTGAAAACAAGCCCGAGAATGTTTGGAACGGAGGAGGATATTTCAGGCGTCTTTACGGCAAGCGATTTAAACAGGGCTGTCAGACGGGCAGCGGGGAGAAGAAAATTTGCGAGAGGTAAGGGAGAAATGCAGGACCTGTCCGACCCCGCTACGCAAAGGCTGTCACAAACCATAGGCGAGTCTGGAACAACGCCGAGAGCTTTGGCGGCTCTGGGATTATTAGGTGGGGGCGCTCAAATGATTGATCCCGTTGCTGCTGGATTAACAGGCCTGGCAGGGTTGGGTTATACAAGACCAGGGCAAGCGGCTTTAAACTGGGCATTAAGTCGAGGTGCAAACCCGCAATTTGCTCCCAGGGTTGCAAGGGGTATTCGAGGATTACAGGCTCCAGGTATCGGCGCTGGGGCTACATACGGAGGTACAAGATAATGGCCGAAATTAATGATCTCAATGTAACAGACGCCTCTAACACGGCTCGATTTCCTGAGAATCAGGCCCCAAGCACGGTCAATAATGGGGCCAGGGCATTAGAAGGAATGCTTGCAAGGTTCTACGCGGATAATAATGGATCAATATCCACCTCAGGTTCCTCCAATACTTATGTTCTGGCCGCAAGTAGAGTGGTCGCTGCCTATGCCGCCGGGGATACATATCTGGTCAAGTTTAACCATGCGAACACGGGCGCTGCGACGATCAATGTGGATGGCCTTGGAGCCAAGGCAATAAAGAAAAATCAGGGAACGGCTCTGGCGTCGGGGGATATTCCAGCCAATGCCATTGGCCTGATTTCCTATGATGGGACAAACTTTCAGTTGCTTACACCAATTCAGGGTTCCGGGATTTCAAACGTCGTCGAGGATACCACTCCCCAGCTTGGCGGCCAGCTGGACGTCAACGGACAGGCTTTAGGCGACGGCACTCTGGAATTACTGAAATTCTCTGAAACGGGTTCGGCGGTGAACGAGTTCACCATAGCCAACGCCGCAACAGGAGCGGGTCCAACCCTTTCAGCAACGGGCGGCGATGCAAACGTGGGCATAAACATTTCAGCCAAAGGCAGCGGCGTGGTCACTGTTTCTGGATCAATGAACCCATCCCTTACCTCAACAGGCAAGGCGTTGGTGCTTGGCTTTTAACAGGAGTAAATTATGGCAAGTGAAATTCTAAGCGTATCCCATACGGCGGGGGTTACAAATTCCGAGAGCGTTCTGCTCAATGGCGTCAACGGTCACACCTACACAATCATCAGTATCAGTGTATGTGAGACGGCTGGTGCTGCAGAGACATTCGATCTTTATATTGACGATGGCGGCGGAGGGACTGACTACGAAATTCTTTCAGATCAAGCCCTCGGAGCCAATGAGACCTACATTCATAATGACCGTATTGTCATTGTAGACGAGGATCACCTGTGCGCTGCAACGGCCTCTTCGGCCAATGTTGACGTGGTGGTCAGCTATCTGGATCAAACTCGATGAGCGGGGTAATTTCAGATAACCTGGGTCGGTCGTCAGGTCTGGTGAAAGCGGCTGGGGGTGGCGGTGCATGGAATCTAATCGGCACGTCGGAAGCTTCAAATTCCGCAAGTCTTACAGTTACAGGCTTAGATTCCACTTATGACACCTACGCCGTTACTTTCTCAGACATGCATCCAGCCAGCGATGGCGTGCATCCATATCTCCGTTTAGGTGATTCAAGTGGTGTAGACAGTGGGGCTAGTGACTATGCTTGGAGCGGATCAGAGAACGTGACTGACGATTCTGTCGAAACATATGGGGAAGATATTTCCGACAGTGAAATACACATGAACAGAAACAACAATACTATCGGAACAGCAGCGGGTGAAGGGTATGGCGCTATAGCATACATCCATAATCCAGGAGATGGGGTTGTATTTCCGATGGTCACAGGGCAATTCATTGGATTTAATACTGGCGGCGTAGCATGGCAGGGCAGTTTTGGGGGTGCTCGTTTATCAGTTATTACCGTGGATCGCGTCAACTTTTCATTCTCATCTGGAAATGTAGCAACAGGACGCATGACAGTCTGGGGATTAGCACATGCTTAAATGTTTAAGAGGAGACAGTTAAATGGCTCGACACCACATGGTCGATGGCATGAAGGTTATGTTCACAGCAGAAGAAGAGACTGCGCGTGACGCTGAAGAGGCTGCCTGGGCAGGGGGTGCTGACGACAGAAAAAAGAATGGTTTGAGGGTATTACGCATTCCCCTGTTGGAGGAAGCGGATCATGCAATTTTTAAACTTGAAGATGCCGGTTCAGATACCTCAGACTGGAAGACCTATAGACAGGCTCTACGGGATATAACCGCTGGTGATTTGGACAATCCAAGTTGGCCGAGCAAGCCGTAATGCATGGAACTGATTACAACGCACTGGCACCAGATTGTTTTCATAATCGGCCTGATTGTCGTGGCCGTAAAATTAAACGCACAAGTTAAGGAAATCCAGAAAGACCTTGATAACATTCAAAAAAGAGACACCTACGTCGAAACCGTAAAGCTCCGCGCAGAGGTCGATCAAATTTCAAGTCAGGTTGGTGCGCTCTGGGACTACACCAACAAACTTCGCGATAAATTCAACGGACATAAATAAATGAACAGAACCGCACTGGATCTCAGCGTGGGCGCTGGAGCTATTTCTATCCCCTGGTGGATGCAATTAACCGCCGGGCTTGAATTGTTTATTGCTGTTGGCGGAGCGATATTAATCTGTCTTCGTCTAGCAGTTGCGGGCAGGGAATGGTGGAAACGGTGATGTGGTACAGCGTGGTTATTTTTACTGCAATGGGTCTGCCGATGGTACAGATAGATGACCAGCGTGGCCCCTATCCTCACCTCCCCCTGTGCTACCAGCGCGGGTCGGTGATGATTAATGACGTCATAACTTCCGGTAAATTCCCACCCGTGATTCATGCACAGGCGCTTTGTATCGACAAGAAAAAAGAGGTTCCGGGTAAGGACGCCTGAATGACTTCGCGTAAAGTCTACACTGCGGATCACCCGGATGTAATTCGTGCAAAACAGATTTTTCTTGATACCGGGTCAAAGGCAGAGGTGGGTCGCCAGATGGAAATTTCAGCCAGCAAGGCGGTGCGCCTTCTTGAGGCGTCAAAAACAGAACCCGTCATTGAACTTCCGACCTTTCCTGACGACGACATTCCCGCCGAAGAAATCCTTGACAGCCTTGAAAAGCGTTTCGATCAAAAGCTGAAGCGTGAGGAGGCGATCAAGTGGTTTCAGGTCAAGGTCAACGATCCCAAACCTACGGGATGGGTATTCGTAGGAGACCCGCACCTGGGGTCGAATTGTCACATCAGTTTATTGCGCGATGATGTCAGGATTATGGCTGAGACCGAAGGCATACACTGCATAAATTTAGGCGACACGGTGGACGGGTGGGGGGGATATTTGACGAAATTGTACGCCGAGGAGGATGTTTCAAGAAATACGGAACAACGCCTGGCGAAGTGGTTTTTACAGGACGCCGGGATTCCTTGGAGGGTTTTTTTGATAGGGAATCACGACACGATGGGAGACTTCTCGACCTATCTAAAAGCCATCAATGCCGACAAAATCCCCATGATAGACTGGCAGGCCAAGTTTCGTCTGGTGTTCCAAAACGGCTCAGAAGTCAGAATTAACGCGGCACATAATCACAAAGGAACCTCGATTTATAACCCTCTTCATGGACAGAAACGCGCAGCCCTGTGGGAAGAAAATGCGGATATTTACGTTGCCGGACATCATCATAACTGGGCAATCCAACAGGAAGAATTAAGCGATGGGCGCGTAGTAATTTTAGCGCGAAGCAGAGGTTATAAGTGGCTCGACACATTCGCACAAAGACACCAATTCCCAAGCCTGCAATACGGCGCTTCCATCATCTTTGTTGTAGATCCTGCGGAGGAAGTTCCTACGAGACGTTTGAAAGCATTCGCCGACTTAAAGGAAGGAGCGGAGTATCTGACATGGCTGAGAAACAAATAGGGTCAATCACCGTAATCCCTGAAAAGCGGGCAGGGGATTATACCGGGCTTGGCCAGTTTATTCTGGATTACGGCGGGAAAGTTACTGTTGCGCCGATTACGCACAGGAATCTGACAAATTTATTAAAGGATACATACCTCTGTCTAAAGAAAATCGAGACCCTTGAAGTCGCGGATCAATTTCACAAATAGGTGAATTATGCTTACTTTACTTGGTAGTGTATTGGGGTTTGTCACTTCGACTGGCCCCGGCATATTCAAGCAGATAATGGACAGTCGCCAGGATGCTAAAGATAAAGAACACGAATTAAAATTACTAGCCCAATCAGCTTCCGATAGACGCGACGAGGCTGTAATTACAAGCGCCGGGGATGCAAACGTCGCCGTCCAGGAGAGTACGCAGGAGCTAACAAAAAGAGGTTCACTCTGGACGGTAAATCTCGCGGCGTCAGTAAGGCCGATTATTACCTATTGTTTCTTTTTCGAGTTCGTTCTGCTGACGGTTCTGAGTTCATTCGGGTATATCGATCAGGCGCAATTTAATCAGATATTCGAGCCTGTCAGCGGGATTTTTGCCACTATCATTTCTTTCTGGTTCGGGCAAAGGCTCGTTTCAAAGTGGGCGAAGTAGAGACAAATGAAAAAGGCGTTGACCTTATTAAATCAATGGAAGGATTTAGCCCTTCTGTTTATCGCTGTCCCGCTGATATATTTACTATCGGCTACGGCTCTCTGCATGGTCTTGATG